AGACAGAAGGTTCATTTCCAGGGCTGTCAGGCGAGAGCACAGAACCAGACAGCGTGGACGACAACGGCAATTCGTTTGAGTACCTAGAGCCAGCGATGGTTGCTCGTCTGCGACCTGGCGAGTCAATCGAGAGCATCAATCCTGGCAGACCGAATAGTGCGTCAGAGCCGTGGATCAACCTGATGCTGCGTGGCATCGCAGTAGGCACAGGGCTGAGTTATGAGGTTGTCGCTAGGGATTACAGCAAAACTAACTACAGCAGCAGCCGAACAAGTCAGCTAGAGGACCGCAGGCGTTTTCGGTGCTGGCAGATGTACCTAATCCAACATCTCTGCAAGCCAGTTAGGGCAAAGTTTGCAGAAGCGGCAGCACTCGCAGGCGTGCCGCACTTTCCGACGATGGCAGAGCTATTAGCAGACAGGCACAGTGCTGACCCGGTCGAATGGCAAACGCCAGAGTGGGAGTGGGTGGATCCGCAGAACGAGCAAAAAGCATCGCAGGCATCAATCGACGGTTTGCAGAGCACCTACCAGACAGAGCTAGGGTCACGCGGACGCAACTGGCGACAGGTATTCCACCAGCGAGCCAAAGAGGAGCGTCTAAAAGACCAGCTAGGTCTAACGACGATCGAAGAAGCGAAGATTGAAGCGAAAGCGGCAGCACTGCCAGCACAGCCAGTCGAGCAACCAGCACTTCCAGAGCCAGAGCCAGAGCCAGAGGTGGAAGTTGAGCAAGTATGACCACATCGACTTTGCACCACCGGCAGGCGTCCGAGAAGAGGCAGCAAAAGGACTCGAATGGCGTCGTGAATACAACCGTGGAGGCACAGCAGTTGGCGTTGCACGAGCGAGGGATCTGTCAAACGGAAAAAAGATTAGTCCGAGAACTGCCAAACGCATGTCGAGCTATTTCGCAAGACACGCAGTTGATTCAAAAGGCGAAGGATTCAAGCCAGGAGAAAAAGGCTTTCCGAGTGCTGGCAGAATCGCGTGGGCGTTGTGGGGAGGCAATCCAGGTGAAGCATGGGCAAACAAGCTAGTCAGGCAAATCAAAGCTGCTGACGAAAAAGAGCGAGCAATTACAAGCGAGGAACCAATGCCAAACAAACGCGGCAAAGTCAAGCTGAGTCGTTATGACCGCATCCCAGAAGATCAGATGGTGATGCGTCTGGCAGAAATGCGGCGTGCTGACACTGACAACCGCAAGATGGAAGTGGTCATCGCCACAGAGAACCCGGTGCAGCGTTATGACGAGTCACGCGACATTATCATTCGCGAAGTGCTCGAAATGGACGGCATCGAGTTCCGAGGCGAACGCAAACAGATGCCAATCGTTGACAGTCACGACCGCAGCACTGTTGCGAATGTGCTAGGCAGCGTTCGCCAAATGCGTGTCGAAGGTGACGAGCTAATTGGCGAGGCATCTTTTGCGAGCGATGAACGCAGCCAAGAGGCATACACAAAAGCGTCAGAAGGTCATCTGACCGATTTCAGCGTCACCGCTATCCCGCTCGAAAGCGTTTTCGTCGAGCGTGGACAAACCTACCAAACAAGTCGCGGGACCGCAGTGGAAGGACCAGCAAGCATTGTGACTAGCTGGATGCCAACCGATGCGAGCATCTGTGCTACTGGTGCTGATGAACGGTCGGTCGTTCGTCGCAGTTATTTTGGGATTCCTGAAACTATACAGAGGGAACAGGAAATGAGTGAAAGTTTGCGTGGTTCCCTGGTGGAACTTGGAATGCCGGAAGAAATCGAAAGCTCCGAGGAAATGCGTGAGTGGGTGACCAAGAACCTGCGAATGCAAGACGAGGAAGAAGTCGAGAAGGCAGAGCACGGCGAAGAAGAAATGAAAAAAGCAGAACACGAGGACGAGGAAGAGATGACCGAACGACCTGGTCATTACGACGAAGAAGAAATGAAAAAGGCTGTCGATCGTGCGTTGCAAGCAGAACGCAGTCGCCAGCGTGAAATCTTCTCGTCATGCGAACAACTCAAAATCGAGCGGTCCTTTGCGGAGGAACTGGTCAACAAAAACATCTCCCTAGACGCCGCCAGGGAACAAATCATCAAGCGTGCGGCTAACAGTGCCATTGGTCAAACAGCCGAGAGCGAGCAAATGAGCGTCAAAGTTACCGAAGCAGAATCGGACAAGTTCTACAACGCAGCCAAAGACGGATTGCTTTCGCGAGCATATCGTTCGGCAGGCGTGCAACGTCAGGTTGAATCACCAGCCAACGGTGCTGAGGATTTCCAGGGACTCGGCTTGCGTCGCATGTCTGAGAAGTTCGTCGCTCGCATGGGTCTGAACACTGACCGCATGTCAGCACGCGACATTGCTATGGTCGCGATGGGACATCCTAGCAGCCTGAATCGTCACAACATTCAGCGAGACGCCTATCACACGACTGGCAGTTTCTCAAACCTGATGCTCGACGCTGCCAACAAAACCTTGCTGGCTGCTTACGACGAAGCGATTTACACCTGGAACCTTTGGTGCCGTCAGGCTACCAGCGTGCCAGACTTCAAGTCGATTAACCGCATCCGTTTTTCGGAAGTCGCTAACCCAGAAGTCGTGCCAGAGAATCACGACTATCCTGAATCAGCGATGAGCGACAGCAAAGAATCGTACAAAGTCGAAAAGTATGGTTCGATGTTCACCGTTACTTGGGAAACGGTCGTCAATGACGACTTGGACGCTATCAGCCGCATTCCAGCTATGCAGGGCAACGCTTGCCGACGCAAGCAGAACGCTGCTGTTTACGATGTGCTGACCGCAAACGCCAATCTGGGCGACGGTGGTGCGTTGTTCAACACCACTGCACAAACCAGTTCTGGTGGTCACTCGAACCTGGCTAGCAGCGGTGCAGCTGTCAGCGTTGCGAGTCTAAACACTGCTTACAACAGCATGATGACCAAAAAAGGTTTGGGTACGAGCAGCGATGCGATCCTGAACATTCAGCCAAGCTACTTAATTGTTCCGGCTGCGATTTCCGCGACTGCTTTGCAGGTCGTCGGCTCTATTGCTGACCCATCTGCTGGTGGATCTTCTGCTACTGGTAACTCCAACACTCTCAACATCTACGGTCCTAATGGCTCGCGACCGTTGCGAGTTGTTGTTGACCCTGTGCTCGACGGCAACAGTGCAACTGCTTGGTATCTGGCAGCCAGCCCGAGCCAAATCGACACCGTTGAGCTTAGCTTCCTGCAAGGAGAAGAAGCACCTGTTCTTGAGAACGAGTGGGACTTCGACAAGGACTGCTACAAGTACAAAGTGCGTCAAACGTTTGGCGTTGCTGCTATCGACTTCCGTGGACTCTACAAGAACCCAGGTGCATAAGCACAAACGTAGCGGAATGCGACAATCGTTTCTTTCAAGTAAGGATTTTACAAAATGGCTGGTATTCAAAACTTTGTTGAGTTCGCTGACGACTTCCTTGGCAACGAGGACTTCGGCACAAGTGCGAGCGGTTCTGGTTGGATTATTGCTGATACATCATCGGCAGGGACTCCGACCTATACTCGTGGCGGAATCAATGGCGAAGCAACGCTTGCGTTCAGCAGCACAGCAGAAATTCAAAACGTCTGCCTCTACATGGGCGACGATTTGAACTTCGACATTGACGAGCTGATTGACATTGAGCTGCGGGTGAAGATGGGACAGGCTGCTGCCGATGCTGCTAGCAGCGTCGCTTTCGGTCTGGCATCTGCTCGCAACGACGCGATTGACTCGATCGCTGAGGCTGCATTGTTCCGCGTTATTGGTGCTGACGACACGACCGCGTTAGTGGTTGAGTCGGATGACGGAACTAACGACAACGACGACGTTGCAACAGGTCAGTCGCTTGTCAACGCTTACAAGAAGTTCGTGATTAGCTTTGCTTCTGGCAAATCTGATGTGCGATTCTATGTTGACGGCGTTCGGGTTGCTGCTTCGACTACGTTCGACATGAGCAACTACAGCGGCGGATTGCAACCATTGATCCAGTTGCAAAAGACCGCTGACGCCAATACCGACAGCGTTGTCATTGACTACGTGAAAGTCATTTCGAGGCGTTAAACATGACGCTGCGTGCAGCAATAACAAGCGATGCCTCGTCTGTGTTTTTGAGCACAGACGAGTTCGCGGAAACTGTGACCTATCACCCGCACACTTATTACAACGCGACTCCCCGGTCGTCGCGGTCGATAAGTGCTGTGGTTATTAGGGAGACGATCGCAGTTTTGGGGGAGGATGGTGATGCTGTCCTCCCTGTTTTTGAAGTGCATGTGGCGAATGATTCAACGAACGGAATCAGCAGTTCTGAGATTGATTTAGGTGGCGACCAGATAGCGTTGGCACCGCGAGACGGGAAAACAGCGGAGCGTAAAACGATTACGCGGCTGATGCAACAAGACCATGCCATGCTAGTCCTTGAATGCCGGTAACAGCAAAACGACCGATTAACGAACGCATCGCAGTTGAAATCTTCACTCGTCTGCAACGACTAGAAGCAGGCAAAGAGGACACGATTCAACTGAGCGAGGTGATTCGTCCGAAGCGTTACGCGACTTACACGCCAAAGAACTTGCAGGTGGTTTTGACGCAGGAAAACCCAGAGCCAAACCCAGAGCTAAACCTAGTCGGCAATCCTCCGGCTGTTGCGTATGACCAGCAGTTTAATATTCGTTGCCATGTGTTACCTAGCGAGCACGATCCGACGAGCGTTGACGAGCTAATCAACCTGATGACAGCAGAGGTGATAAGAGAAATCACGAGCGACAACCTGTGGCATACGTTCAACAATTTAGCAATCGACGCCAGCATCGGCACTATCGAGCAGATTGACACTGACGGCAGTTTTGACGGTGCGAACGTGCCAGTCACCGTTACCTATCGAGTTAGCGAGACAGACCCTTACACGACTCGATAAGATGCAAATCACGATAGAAGGAACGAAAGATTTAGAGAGGTCGCTGAAAGGTGCAGAGCGGAAAATGCCGCAGCAACTTAATTCGGCAATCAACAAGACGTTGACGTTCGCGACTAAACGACCGTCACTTAAAGACTTCAAAGGAACACGGCAAACGCGACGAGGCGTGAGCTACAAAATTGACAACAGGAAAGGCAGACAGGTCATCCCTGGCGGATTCATGGGACCAAAGCCAGGAGTAAAGGCAGAGCGACTATACGGTCACGCTTTCAAGCGTACAGGCAAGAAACGCACGCCAATAACAAGATTAGATGGAGTCAGCCCGTGGGCGATTTACACGATAAACAATCTCGACCCAGCGATGCGAAAGCAAGTGCAAGAAAGGCTGGCGAAAGAAATAAACGAAAAGGTGCGATTCAACATTCTGCGTTCGCAGGGATTGATTTAGTCGAGGGCAAACTGAAAAGCATCGGACCGGCAACAGGCTACATAGTCGCGTTTAGCAACGTGGCACGCAGCGAGGCTGAACCAGAGCAAAAACGAGCGGTCGCGATTGCTGCGAAAGGTGACAAGTGCATTTGCAAGATTAACGCGGAGGGCGAGACGCTTTCCATTTTGATTGCTGCGATAAGACACACGTTTTCGAGTGACTTCACCGTCAATAGTGGTGATTCAGACAACTACATCGAACTTTCTAGGAGGCAGTGATGCCATTATTGAAGAAGTTACGCACGCTTGCCGCTAAAGTTGAAACGACTCCTGGCACTGCTGTCAGTCTCGCGGCTGCTGATGGAGCGTTTAACGCTTATGACGTGATGGTGCAGGCGGAAATCGAAGTTGAGGAACGACCAGCACAGGGCAGCTTTGACAGTCTTGTCGGCAGCGTTGGGCAACGTCGCGGAACTTGCAGTTTCAAAACAGACGTAGGCTGGGATGGGCTAAACCTGCCTGATTGGGCGAGCATTCTTTTTCCTGCTTGCGGATACACCGAGAGCACGCAAGTCTACCGACCAAAGTCAGAAGCACCTGGCACGAACGTCAAGACCGTGACCATTGGCGTCTACCAAGATGGGCGATTCAAAAAGCTGGCTGGTGCTGTTGGCAACTTCAAGTTCGTCATGCCAACTGGTCGCATGATCACTGTCGAGTGGGAGTTCCAAGGCGTCTGGGAAGGCGTCACCGATGCGGCGATCATCGCTCCGACTTATCCGACCGCAGCAGCGTTACGATTCGGCAGCGGAACTGTGACCTGGAATAGCGTTGCACAAAAAGTCGAACAAGTGACGTTTGACGCTGGCAACGAGATTACCTTGCTAGAAGATGCGTCAACGGCTGCTGGTTTCAGTCATGGCATCATCACTGGCAGGCGACCTGTTTTCACGCTGAACCCAGAATCGCAACTTGTCGCGACCGATGATAAGTACGGTCAATGGCTCGCGGGCGACGAGTATGCGTTTAGTTGTGCAATCGACGGACCTGCTGGTTCTGGCAGCAACGGTGCAATCACGCTTGCATCAACGAAGGCACAAGTTTTCAACGTGCAAGAGGCTGACCGCAATGGCGTTGAGATTGATGAGGTCGAATTACGCTGCAACAAGAACGCGGCGAACCTTGACCAAGATGTTTCCATTACCTTTACGGATAAAACCTAGAAAATGACAGCTATCGAACCGGGCGATAAGTTTGTGATTGAGTACGGCAACGGTCATCGCATGAAAGTTGCCGCATTGACTCTAAACCAAAAGCGAGCGTTGACGACAAAAATCGACGAGATACAGGAAGCACAGCAGGAAAATAAGATTGGCAAAATCTATGACTTGGTTGCAGAGGTTTTGTCAGTCGCTGTTGGAGAAGAAAACGCAGCGGCATTGGGCGATACAGTAGATGACGAAATGGCGATGGACATCGTCAACGCTGTGATGGCGAAAAACTCGCTGTCGGAGGATGATTTGGGAAAGTCAGAGTCGCCGCATT